GTTCTTCGGGGGTGGGGTTTGCTTCTTCTTTTTCCGACCCATTACACATTCTTATTTTTCGAGCTCCTATTTTGTATTCCAACCATGATGATGATGCCTTTTTTTCTTTTATCCACTGGTCCATTTTCACACGCATTTCATCCGTTATTTCGCCTTCTTCTAATACCGGAATCTTTACTATCACTTTCACTTCAAATTCGTCTACCGGAACAATCGCCTTTGTTTCTTCTGGTTTAGGAATAGGAACGACTTGTTCGGATGGCTCTGGTTTATTCGCATGGTCTTCTTCCGGTTGGTCGGGCGCAGAAGGAGGAGCTACATTTGACACAGGGTTCGCGTCGATTTTTCGAGGCGTCAAAGTGATTTTTAATTTATCAAAAAATCCACTGACCCCGCTAAACACATTATTCGTGTTGAGGTTATCACTTTTGTCCTTCTTCTTGTCGCCCCATCGTCTGAAAATCCCATCATTATCATCATCACTATATTCAGGACTCTCTTGTTTGGGTTCTTCTAGTTTCACAGGTTTCGGGTCCGATGATTCGGGCCTTTGAACCAGATACACAAATTGTCTAAATGGCCACGTCAGTTCTTCCGGCTTGTCATAACGTCCACCCTTCATTAGTGGCGAATTCGTTCCATTTCTGACAACAGTTATAACCGCGTCCGGGAACCCAATCGAAGCAAAATGCACCGGATTATAAAACAAAAATTCGCGTTCATCTTTTATGACCTTTTGGAATACCATGTATCCATCCTTATCCCTTTCTTCCAACACCTTCACATCGTAATAATCATCAGGTTTTTGGGAATCCATTTTCTATATTATCAAACAACACATCATATTCTGGTAAATTTTCAGTAGAGAACCTTTTGAGGTTTTCTACTGAAATTGCGTCAAATCATTATTCAGGAACGTATAAACAGTGTTTGCAATACGTCACGGATTTCGATTGGTCGGGATTCACATCCACCAAATCCACGATAAATTCATGCGAACATTGTCTGACATATTCCAACCACTGCAACAACGTCGTCCGTCTTTCTTCCAACCCACTTATACGCGTTTCCGTGACAATAATCTCCTGATTCCACACATCAATGTCCTCCTCGGTTTGTGCATGAGTCTTTAAATTTTCCATATCTTCGACCACTCGCCGCAAAGACCGTATTTCATCTTCCACCTTTGCCATTTCCTCCATTTTTCAATTAAGTAAGAATTGGATATACTACAGAGAATTCTTTATGTTTTTATCTACAACACTGTTCGTCGATTTTTTCCAAGAATTCGCACGACATTTCCGGAAGAATTGCATGTGATTCCCAAAAATAGCGACAGAACATCCATTGAAATTCGAGTGTTTCCATATCAACGTATTTCGTCGAATGTTTGCGAGCAATCTGTAGAGCCTTCTTGGGCAAAACCTTTTCTTGGTTCCATTTCGGAATAACGTAGCACAATTGCGTATAAGGGTGAAATGCGCGATTGATTCCCTTGTTTTCGTCAATAAACGTCGTTTCAAATTCCGGCACGTATTTGACCAAGTCCGAAAAAAGGGGTGGATAATGAAACCGGTATTTCCATCTCCAATGGGGGCATCCTTCCGTGTAATACCGAAACACCCATTCTAAACCCTCCAAATAATTATTACACACCGATTCGATGAACCCTGCGTCTCCTTTGCCGTGAAAGGCCACATCATAATATCTAGCTTCCCATCCACGTTCTTTCGGATTGATGTAATGTTCTTCCGCTCGGTAAATAACAGGAATATTGTCAAATGCCACCTCTCGTTCTTCCTTTTTCGTGGTGGGATAGAACCGCTTCTCCATCTTGTGTCGCGATTCGTATTCTTCCAGTATGGACCGCGGCTCCTCATTCGCGAGTTCTTTCAAAAACAGTTTGACCCATCTCCATTGAATATTACCGGATTCCATCCCAATGAATCTTCTGTCGGCACGAGTCCCGATAACACGTTTATACGTGTCCAATATGGTTGTGTTGCCATGAGTACGGATATTTAGAGAAGGGAAATGCGGCAAAAAATCGTTGCCAAGAAGAAAACACATGAAAATGTAATCGTAAATCCGGCTTCTCGCTTCATCGCCACTTGTAGCGGTTATTCCTTGTTCCCTCAAAATCGCATTCGACAATGACCGATGGTCCAAGTAAATCAGCTCGTTCGCGTCAAATCGGCCTTCGACCGCCTTACCGAAAGCCGGCGCTTCTCGAAAAATGTAAATATTCTGACAGGCGAAACAGTGAAATAGAGACAACATAATCAAATCCGAGTCCAGCCCGTATACAGCAATGGTCTCCGTTTGCAATGCATGGTCGCGCATATACTGAAACATCTTATGCTCGCCCTCCCCCGGCTCATCCGACCCACTCACAATAACCGTTTTTGTTCCTGCGACAGAAGAATCTCCAAATGCGCGTCTTACTTGAGCGGAAAGCAAGTCCATGAATGCGGTTCCAGGTGTAATGGCACTCGTTGACCACCCCTCCGACTTTGCCTGACCAGTACCCCAAAAATCAATCGACGCCAAATATCCCGTTTTGTATCGGCGAATCCTCTGTTGTTCCATCTTCGCCAGTGGCGCCACACCGTCGAATGCGATGTACAACACGTTGGTAGGGCAAATAACCGAAATATATTCCCGAATCTTGGATATGACCGCATCAATAATGCGCATTTCAATGCCATCCGGATTCAAATCCGGTATTTGTCTCAAAGAATCGTAAATAATCGAATTGCAGTCCATATAAAGACTCGTGAATACGCGCGGCACATTATTGCGCCGCTTGATGATATTGGCGTGGTTCTTGATAATATACGAAAAATAACTAGGGATTCCCATTTTTCAAAATTTGGCTAATACACTGGGGCTATTTCTTTAAATGATTATTAGCAGGAAACATATATCTATTCAGTGTAATATCTTTATATATTTGTACGACTTATATATATCGTTCTTCCCAATTTTGCATTTTTAGACGTAAATAGACATGAGTGTATTTAAAAAGAAAGCCGAAAATACAAAACATGCGGCAAAACTGAGTGTCGACGTGAGTACTGCCGCGATAGGAGAATTGGCTACACTGATAAAAGACAAATTGTCCAGGATTCAAAAAATCATACAAAGTACTCTACAGGCTTTAAATTATTACAAATCAATCAACATTATTAGCAACAGCGACATTATTGTCTGCACATCTACTCTGATTGAGTGTTTCGAAAAAACGAGTTCGATGATAAAGCTAGTAGGTAACACCACATTAAAGTCCGCGGACGAAATCAATGGTCTCATTGACCAGTTACAGCAAATCATAGACAAGTTATCAATTATTATGTGTGGATATGGAACGGGTTCGATTGAAGACGTATTTTTCATTAGTTTCGGAACTGAATTGAGCAGTACGCGTTCCGAATCGCCCATTTGGAGTGCAAAAAAACGGCTCATATTCAACCACGTAAAACCCATTGGATACAAGACGTTTCATTGGAAGCAAAGTCGGACCAAGCCGAAGCATATTTCCGATTTAGGACACGTTGTGTCCGCGGCCGAACCGGTTTGTTCCAACAAAATCATCGAAGACATTCCACAGATTGAATTGTCGAATCAATTCGAATGTTTCGACATTGACTTCTCGGGAAAGCCGAATTATGTGCGAATTCACGGCATTCGTGTCGTGGTCCACAATGAAAAGACGCAAAAGACTCTTGTTATCCAAGGAATCGTCGATGATTTGCCAATCGAGTGTTTAAGCAATGAGTACATTTCCGCACGCAAAGCCGAAATAACGAGCCATTTGCCCGAAAGCGACACATTCCAGCCTCTAATTATGCAAAGAATCGTCGACAGCATGACGATAAAAGACGCGCTTATATTCGGCAACGATGATTACTACAAAAAGCACATTGCCATATTGACTGACGCGAATTACGTCAAATTCAACAAGTTGAATTCCACTATTCGAAAGTTCTTGGACATGGATGCACACAATCAACGCTCCATGTTGATAAATCTGTTGATATACAACCAAGAGGACGAAGTCCAATACATAACCTATCTTCTCTACGACTTAATTTCCGCCAAAGCGTCAAATACCGCGGTCGATTCCGCGGAACAGCAAGTCATGTACGACAGTTTCCCCTGGCGCATCAAACTCTACTTCAAAGACACCATGAAAAATACGATTAAATACACGAAAGACATGATTAGCAAATATGACGTCAGCCGCATTTCATTGGAGCAACAGATATACGTCATGAAGGTTCCGGAAAATGTGAGAGAGAAGGCGATGGCCAAGTTGAAGGAAATAAAAGGAAAGGCGGACGACACCGGCGCAAAAGCAAAACAGTATCTCGAGGGACTTCTCAAAATACCTTTCGGCGTTTACCGAGAAGAGCCTCTTCTAAAGAAACCGAAACAGTCCAATAAATTGTTTTTGGAAATGATGGACCGGCTTTCCAAACTACAATGGGGTGTAAATATCCCGCCATTATTCCAGCTGAACAAAACCCATTATTCGGCAACAGAAATTGTGCAAAGATGTAATCGCGTGGATTCGTGGATTCGCGATGATTACGCCGAAGCCCTGCAAGCGTACATGGACGACAATTTGTCGACGAAACAAATCAACCGCCTATTCTCTTTCGTGGTGGAAAAATGCAAGCTGACCATAAAGAAGACCGCCGCGTCGAAGACCGAAAAACGGCAATGCATCAAGGACAATTTGCCGAATTTGTCGGATGATGCACTGTTGGCACTTCGCGACGAAATAGCAGCGGATGGTTATTCTGCACATAAATCCACACAAGATTTGCGTGTGGCTAAAACCGCATCGCTCGAATTAAAGACCAACCTAGACAGTGTGACACACATTCTAGATGAATCGATTCACGGCCATGAACACGCGAAAAGCCAGATTTTAAAAATCATCGGTCAATGGATGAATGGGGAACAATCCGGGTATTGTTTCGGGTTCGAGGGTTCACCCGGCGTCGGAAAAACGTCTCTAGCCAAACGCGGCCTCGCCAATTGCTTAAAGAATGAATTGGGCGAATCTCGTCCGTTCGCCTTCATTGCACTCGGCGGTTCTTGCAACGGTTCCACGTTGGAAGGCCATTCCTACACTTATGTCAATTCGACATGGGGGCGTATAGTGGATGTGTTGATGGACTCCAAGTGCATGAACCCGATTATATACATAGACGAATTGGACAAAGTAAGCAAGACGGAACACGGTAAAGAAATCATCGGAATTCTCATGCATTTGATTGACACCACACAAAACAGCGGGTTCCAAGACAAGTATTTTAGTGGAATCGACGTGGATTTATCCAAGGCTCTCTTCATCTTTTCTTACAACGACGCTTCTCAAATCGACCGCATCTTGCTCGACCGCATTCACCGCATTAAATTCGACAATCTCTCTCTACAGGAAAAATTGGTCATCACTCGGAAATACGTGTTACCGGAAATCAACCAGAAAATGGGGCTCGAGAATTGTGTGGAATTATCCGACAGTGTAATCGAACACATTGTAGAATCCTACACATATGAATCCGGCGTCCGGAAATTAAAAGAGGTCATATTCGATTTATACGGCGAAATCAACGTGGATTTGTTGAGATGCGAGAATGTGGACGAGATTCTGCCCATCGTCATTAAAGAGGATATGTTGGGAACAAAGTACCTCTCGAAATACGACAAAATGGTCGAGAAGAAGATACACGAGCGCGCAACAGTAGGTGTTATCAATGGACTCTGGGCGAATAGTCTCGGTGGCGGCGGAATCATCCCCATTCAAGTTGTGTTGTACCCCACGAGCACATTTTTGGAACTCCGATTAACGGGAATGCAAGGCGACGTCATGAAAGAGAGTATGAATGTGGCGAAAAGTCTGGCGTGGTCTCTTCTCAACGATTCCGAACGGGCGGCTTGTTTAGAACGATTCGAGAAGACAAAGGAACAAGGAATACATATTCACTGTCCCGATGGCGCGACACCTAAAGACGGACCATCAGCCGGCGCCGCTATAACAGCCGCCATTTATAGTCTGTTGAGCGGGAAACCAATTAAACACGACATTGCAATGACCGGCGAAATCAATTTACAGGGATACATAACAGAAATCGGTGGTCTGGAACACAAGATATTCGGGGGAACAAAGGCGGGAATCCAAACGTTTTTGTATCCTGTTTCCAACCAACGCGATTTCGACAAACTGAACAAAAAGCCTTTCATACAAGGAAAGACGTTTCATGCAGTTAGTCATATATCGGACGTCTTTCCGAAGATATTCACATAGCGCGAAGAAATCTGATGTTCTGTATATACGATACACAACATCTTAACACAATAATGGCAGGAATCAAACTAGATGGTGTTGCGGCCGCCGGGCTCATTCTGGCGCCCTTTATATTAATTTGCTTTTTTGTATTATCGTCCATATTCAATTCAGACATAAAGGGGTTAATTTTCATCGGACTTCTCCTGTTGAATTGTGGGGTAACTATTGGAGTAGGTAGCATGTTGGGACCATCGAGAAATGATTGCATCCGCGTATCATTGACTGACGATGGAAGCACTCTTTCGAATTTACCTCTCAACATAAACATCTTGTCTTTTACACTTGCCTATTTAGCGTACATTATCGGAATAACGAATGCCAATGCAAATGACCCCACGAATCAACTTGTCATTAAAAACATTCCGACCATAATCGTTTTCGCATTGTTGATTATTGCGGAATTCGTCAACACGGTTATTATCCAAAACTGCGCGGATGCCGGCCCCATGTTAATCTCGTTGATTTTGGGCGGCGGGTTGGGCGCGCTGTTTTCATTTGCCGTCGACAAAACCGGAATCGTCCAATTACAATATTTCAATGGCATTTCAAATCAACAGGTGTGTACAAGAGCGACAAACGCCAAATATAAATGCACAACGGTGCGCACATAATTTCATCGTTTTACAACTCAAACATGCCGATGTTCTTGTTAAACCAAGCTTTCAATTGAAGAGCGATTCGGCTCCTATGCAAATCATCCGCAATCATCCGCATACTCGCATGTTTGTCCTCGAAAAAAGGCATAAAATAATGAATAATGGCGACAGTATTCGCCTTTGAATATTTCTCGGACAACTGCTCCAAAGGGAATTCCGGGTATCCTTTGCGCAGGTTCACCTCATTATGGAATCTGTAGAGCATTATGCGCAAATGGTCCTTTGTTGTGATGGTGTCGAAATTAATCGCTTTCATGTAAGACGTGGCGTGGCTCGCACAATTCGGGCAAGGCAAATTCGCACAAATCGCAAAAATGATATTCAGAAGCTCCTTTTTAATATCTGCAAAATACTCGGGCTTTACCTTTTCCGCTAATGTATGAAAAAGGAACCACGTCGGTTCTCCCCATTTCATCTTTTTCGGCGTCGTTGATGTCAGATTGCTCGACACATCCACGGTTACTTGCTTCTCCATGACGGGTCTAGGTTGAGAAGCAAACGCCCTATATTTGTGTGAAAATGTCATAGCCGGCGACTCCACATAAGCCAATGGAACCTCTGCAGTTTTTATCAATCGCTTATTCGTGGTAAATATCATTTTTACCGCCTTTATACAATAATTCCAGAAAGGAATCGATATTTACGCGCGAATTCGACATAAGAAACAAATAGATAAAATGCATAAAAATACGCAAGGTGTATATATTCATACTGAAATGGAAAACCTAGAGCAATTGAAACAAGCGGTGCGTGAATGGGTAAAGCTAGACAATGAAATCCGCACACTAAATAAAGAAATCACCACGCGCCGCAACGAGAAAAAAGACATATCGAAGAGACTGGTGGAAGTCATGCGTGATAACAAATTGGACGTCTTCGATTTGAAAGACGGCCAATTAATGTACGTCAAGAAGAACGTAAAAAAACCGATAACACAAAAACAATTATTAACAGTCTTGTCGACCTATTATCAGAATGACACAGCTAAAGCGGAACAAATTCACAAATACATAATGGACAATCGAGAAGAGACAACAGAAGAATGTATACAAAGGAAAATCAGCAAGACGCCCGGTCTTACATAAGGCCGAATTCGGGTATAGTATATCGTTCGCCCGTCCTCTCCCATTTCGCTATAACCGAAGGATTCAACTTCGACTGTAGCACATCATCCGTCTTATATACATTGCGGTGTTTGTCGATGTAATACACAATGCCGCCGATTTCCTCAGCAAACACGTCGAGCTTGACAGTTTCCTGCGATTCTGCCGCCGCATCATCCGCTTGATTAATGAGGCCGTGTGGAGTTCCCTTGTAATGCGTTCCACAGAATTCGCAATCGTCGCGACGTTTGCGCGTGCATTGCTCGCCGTTTGCGCGTTTCGCATTGCAACGGTTCATCATTGGAACCACGTTCTTGACGCGTTTGCGCTTCACAAAATCATCCTTGTCGAAGCACAGTCGCTCGTACTCGTAAATATATTCCAATAATTCGTTCGTCTTCTCCGCATCACGCATGCCAAGCGCGACCACCTTGTCGCGAATGTCATCCTTGAACTTGGAGAGATATTGTTTTGTGGCGTCGTTAATGCGTTTTTCCATTTTTTTTTAAAATCGAAAATAAGAGCGAGAACAAGAGGAGTTGTAAGAATGCTAGTATAACATATTAACAATTGTTTAGTTCAATTTTTAACATGTTATTTTCAAGGTACATAAAGCCTCATTTGCCAATTGCACGGAAGATATATCTGTTGTCCAATTATCTCCGCGCCGAGTTCCGAATCCAGGCAATTTGCTCACCTCAAATGTCGCCTGCATTATTTCCCGCAACAAGGTACCGACGTCCGGATTTTGAAACAGAATGGTTGAAAAATCATACGAATATGGAATACCGCCGACAATAAAACACCGGGGCGCATTAAATGTGTGTTTATCCATCTCATATTGTATCTTTAATAGATACGATGCACCGCTCTGTGCCGTGACACCCACCTCCATAAATAGACACGTCGATAATTCAATGTGCATTAGCTCCACAGAAAAAATATTCGGGTTTGCCTTAATGCGGGGCTGCAATTCCGCTACAAACCGGTCTTTGTTCGCTTTGATTTTTCGGTCTATCTCGCTCTCGGCCATGCGATGAAAAGGTGAATCTATATTGTCCATCATGATGTGTGTTATATTTCTAGTGTGTATGTCTTTATGTTTTATGAAGAGAGCGATTAGAACTTTTTATTTAGAACTTTTTATGAATGGCTTTGAAAATTTCGACGGCTTCCAAGCAGGCTTCCTTCATATTCCGTTTGACCCAACTTTTGTCGGCGGACTTCGACACATATCCCAGGCGTATAATGCTATGTTCGTCGTGCGGGTGCATTTTCTTGAATCCACAGAACATAAGAGCCGGTTCTCCGCCCTTTGCGACAAACCCGGTTTCGTATAAAATGTATTCAAGTACCTTGCCAATAGTGTAGTCGCCGTGCTCCAAGCGGAAGTCAAATGCGTTCTCCATCGTCGTTTCGCTCTGTTGAATGCTGACATTGTCCGATTCGATTTCGGCGGCGAGGACCTCGAATCGGGTCTTCAGAATGAAACACGCGGTTCGGCAGAGTTCTCTACAGGAATAAATACCTACAGATTCAATGTTGAAGTCGAAACTGTTCGAAATGAAATGGCGTTGGCTGTCGAGAATCATGAAATTCTTCTTCTGGAACTCGATTTCCTTCGCATCCACAGATTCACCGCGTTTAGAGTACTCCTCGATGCGGAGGGCTTCGACGCTCGACCAGGCTTTCGAGACTGCGTCTCTATCCACAGTATTCCCATAAGCCGAGCAACAGACCGCGGTATGTGCGCTATTCTTCTCTGCAGTGGAAATCGCGAAAGGGCAAGACAGTTTCAAATGTTCGCCGGGAATCGAATCGCTGATTTGCGGCCGGAGACGCGCAAAGATAATGGACGAATTGGTTATGGGGTCTTTCGGAAACAGGCGTTCCATTTCGGCGTCGGCGAGAAGTCTGCCCGTCGCCGCGTTCTTGATTTTGAAATCCGCGGTGGACACATACATCGTATGCTCACTGGTATTCTGCACGTCGAGTTCCATGACATAATTCGCAAATAAATTGTGTTCCGGTAAATCCGTCAACCATTCCTCTACACCCACTTTGGCGTGAATGGGAATACACTGCAAACGATGCTTGAGAATCTCATTGTGCAATCTGCCGGTGTTTATGTCGATTTTACAGCCAGCAGTGTCGAATACATAACAAGGAATGTCGTCTTGAACTGTGCGACGAATCGCGTTGGCTAGACTCACATTCAATCCAGCCAGGGTAAATGCGAACGTGTCGTCCGTTTCGTCGAGAGGTGTCATGGCCAACCCGCCAATCACGTTCGCGGACAATCCAGCGGCGGAATAAGTTTCAGTTAGAGCGCTCATATTTCAGAAGGAATCGGTTTAAAGAAAATGTTATAGTAATAAGGGCGAAATTGTTTATATTTGTTGATAAAATACAAATAATTCATGTTCAATTTTGTTAGACCGTGGTCCAAGGTTCACTTTTCAAATCAGGCACGTGCGGATAAGCTTTCTTCTGTTTTCTCGACATATTAAATGCAGTCCCACAAGACGACCCCCATCGACCCCAGAACCGGAGTTTTTTCGCCATCTTCGAATCCACCACTTTACCGTCAATGGCGCCGAATCTGACCGAATGTTTACAGATACTTCTAGAACCGCGTCTCGTCTTGTTCTTGTAAGGGTCGAAATGGTCCGCAATCACGCGTTTGGCTGTCTTGACGTCGAGTCGACCCCAATATACTTTGTTGAGAAGCCAATCCAGGCGGGCATTGCGGGAACCGATGCTGGTGCTTAGGTTGTGGATTTCCTCGTTATTGGCCGTTTGTTTGTCGCGAATAAAAGAGTCATGTGCAAAGTTGGCGCCATAAAAAACACCGGATTTCGTTCTTCTCGGTTCCGCCACCGTTTTCGCAACTTCGAGAAGCATAATTTCATTCGTGTTTGTATCGCCGAACATCCACCCACACGGATAATCGCCGGCATTGTCCTCTCGCATTATCCTGACACAATCATCCAGTGAATCCGCATATTGAATGCATTCTCGGATTCTACAGAAATATGGTTTGCCGAATTGAGGAAGATAATTTGTGTCGGCGATAGTGGTTTCGCACCCAATGATTCCCGAACTCGACAGAAACCAATCTGTGCTGCTACACAATAATCCTGGCAAGGTTTGTATGACGAATGGATGCCCTTTTTCCGGTTTAACGTGTTGCACGATATTGGTGAACGTCGCCCAGATAAAATCGCAGTGAGTGTTGTGCCCCATGACAATCTGGCCGTCTTTCGTCGCGTCTCCCGTGGCAATAAATGCCGAACAATGTGACGACTTTTCAGCATTTCTACGGATACTGCTAACGCGGTCGTCCGGGTTCTCGTCTTCATTCCGCCTCCTTTTTATCGGAGAATTCAGATAAGGGTCCATTCCCAGATACATGTTCCAAGCGAATAAGAAGTCTATAGTTATGACGACGCCTCTCGAAAGTGCCCCCTCTACCATTCCCTCTAATTCCTCTTTCCACTCTGCACAACACTTATGCGTGTCGAAATACGAACGTCCTTTGGAGCAAAGAGCGATGTATTCTTCCAACGAATATTTATGTTGCGTTTTCAATGCATAAGAAAACGTTTCTACCAATGGATTAAATTGCGCCGAAAGCAGACTGCCGTGTTGAAACCCGCGTTCTTTTGGTGAGCCCTCCACAGATATTATATTCCATCCGGCTTTATGCGCAATTGTTTTACTCGGAGCCATATATTGTAATTGGAGGAATTAGATAAATTTTAATTAAAGAAGCTAAAACTAGGAACCAATAGGTCAAAATCGTAGTTGCCTAAAAACGTGATGGCGATGAATATGAACATCAATACGAAAGGGATGAACACGAGAATCCAGGAAATAAGTTCGCCTGCATTCGAACAGATAATATTCAATAGCCAGGTCCAGAACAAAATGTAGACAATCTTGATGACGAACAGGGTCATCACATTATTACTTGAACATTTTTGCATGCCAATGCAATACGAACGCCCGGTTGCCAGGTTTTGAATCGCCATGAATACAACCGCGGCAATCGAAATGACAAAATAAAATATTGCCGGACGACACAGATTTCTTAGACCAATCACAGCCATCGTTTTATCAAAATATATATTTCTGACACATATTTTGATAGTATTACGCAAGGGGTGGGTTCGTATTCGTCAAACTTGACACTTGTGGTCCATTCAGAACCCCATTCGCAAACTTAGACATACCTCCCACATCCGTTATCAAAGGTGGATGGTGAATTCCCGAATGAGTAACACCATTGTCAAATCCACTTGAGATGCTATTCACAGAATTGAAAAGGAGATTGTGTAGAGACCCGCCCCCTCTTTGTTTCTTCTTTCCACCTTTTAATCCAATAACGTTGGGTGGATATTGTGATGGATTCACACCAGTGATTATGTCCGCACTATTCGACGTAGATATACCAAGCGAACTCGGGTTCTGGTTATATGTGGTAGCCATCGCAGGAGAAGAAACCGGAAACGCAGTTGCACCATAACTACCGCCTTTCACCACATCCTTCCTTCTCGGGGGGACCTTTGACCGTCTAAAACTCATCGTGGTTCGTTTTCCATGTTTTTGCTTCCTGCGAGAGGAACGTTTCTTCGTTGCACGTGTGCGCGCCATGAGTATAGATTATGAACGCATATTTTACTTCGCCGGGTGTAAATTCTCGTATTCTCGTATTCTCGTATTCTTTCATGGCAGATAAATACACATTTATTATAGAACATGAACAAATACATAACATTCAATGCGAGCCAGATGTCCATTAATCCCACCGATAGAAAAACAATAAAGCACGTTTTGTCGATAGACACGCTCTACAGAAAAAATTATTCCACCACTAAATCATCGGATTTCACTTTTATTCTGCCGTCCGCCATTCAAAAGGTGATTTCGATGAAAATCGCGGCCGTCGAATTCCCCAACGCATGGTACACATTCGCAGGTGAAAACCAAAGCAACACGTTTACCATCACCTTGTACAATTGCCCGACTCCCGGAGACGTAATCGACACTTACCCCTCAGTAATAAAGCACGTAATAACAATCCCAGAAGGAAACTATCGTTCCGATTTATTTTCCGCCGCTCTCAACAATATCTTCTCGAATACGAGAAGAGGGCTCGAATACATTTACGCAGAAGTCAATGAAAACGACGCGCGCATGTATTTTAGAACGAAGAACACCGGGGACGACAATCGCAATATTTACCTGAATAGCATGTTGGGTTCGGATTTCTACTTCACACTCGATTTTACTGTTGCGTCGGACCCCGAACGTCCTCTCTACAAAAACGCTGGATGGATGATGGGATTTAGACAGGCGTTTTATACTGTCGCGTATCAATCACCCGTATTAATCACTTCCAAAGCCCAGTACGCAACACGCACTTATAACTGGTATTTGTCCAGTGAATCCACTTACGGAGGAAACGTACAAAACTACATCTATCTAGAAATCGACGACTTTAATCGCAATTGCGTCACAAATACATTCTATTGCGAAAACTCTTACGGAACTTACCTGGGAGATAACATCATGGGCCGAATATCCGTGTCGAGTGGTATGAATACCATTGTAACCAACACTGCGAGTGACCTACTTTTTAAAACCCGCGAATATTTTGGCCCTATTCGACTGGAGAAATTACACATTCGGCTACTAAATAAATACGGCGACTTAGTTCCTTTAAATGCTAACGATTTTTCTTTAATGTTGGAATTAGACGTGCTATATTCCTAATCAGAATTCTGGTTTTGTAAATCGTATTTTAGTAGTATATAGGTTCCTCTGATACAATGGTGAACTTCGTACTTGACTACCTCTCTTCTTCTGTCTCTATGGACGTTTCTGGTATTGTGTATTCTCAATCCATAACCGCGGTGGATGCTTCCGCCACGGCTGTGGTTTATGTGAGTTTGGCTGCTGTGCAGGAGGTGTTCAAGTTCCAGACCACTTCGGATTTTGATATTGAGAACCTTCCCTCGGATATCAGATACCAGGTCAACCACGCTTCATGGCCGGTTCTTAACCCCGCTAATTCCATGATGGACGATGCGTTGTCTTTGCGTCCGATTATCACTGGCGATTCGAAGGGTGCGTTCAATGCCAATGATATGTTGGTCGCCCACGATTTTGTCCGCTACTTGGCTCTTGAATTATTCAACAGTGCTTATGGTGCCGACTTGTTCGACAACCAGAAGGCTTTGTTGAACGACATTCGCGCTATTTGCGGTAGTACGGAGGCTGGACAAACCTGGTTCGATATTGTTGCCAAGCTCAAGGCCGTCAGTGCTGATTCCACCGAAGCTGGTCTTGAATCTGACCCCAGTGGAAACAAATACTTGACGGATAGCACCACTGGAGAATCGAACGTGTGCCGCACTCTTTTCCAACAGCTCACTGGTCCTGGAGGAGACATTAACCGTTTCTCCGCCATCCAAGGAGGCGATGGATACCAATCCCTTCCTCTCGAAGCAGATGACTCCATTAGCTTCAAGTTGACTATTGCTGCCGCCCCTGGCCAACACAACTTGACTGGCGTCGAACCGATTGCTCCTCGCAGTTACGAAATCAAGATGATTTTGGTTGCTGATACCACCGACAAAAACACTGAGGTCTCGGCTGATGAACTCTAAGTGCGTGTTTGTGTTATGGTAGAATAAATAATACACTGTAAAGTCAACAGTATATTATTATGTGTTATGGGTCGCTGCGCATATTCAACATATTCAACACCGCGCTCATTTTATCCGGTTCAAACACCGCCCCCGGTGGAAACCCGTAAATTTGCACATAAAGAGCGTATTCCGGCTTTAAGGTTGCCGCCTTAACCTGCACCTTACTTTCAGGAAAAAGAGAACGTTTCTGTTTTAACCCATTAATCCAATCTTGGAGCTTAGCTGGGTCGTACAAAATCGAATCGTGCTCCTCTACAATCGTCAATTTATGTCGTGTGTCGACCAAACTCGAATATTGCAACACCGCTTGATACATTCCACCCAATGCTTCGGTGTTCACCTGTCTGAGAATTTCGTAATCTGGATACTTACCCTCGTCGGCCGCTAAAGACCCCAATAACAGAGACATGCGATTATACACTTGAGTTGTCAAGGTATTCGCCACTTCGTAAAAATTCCCCTGTGAATACTCTTTCATTAATGCGTTAATTGTGCGCGTAACAGATGCTAATTTAGAATACATATCAATAAGCGTTTGATTTGTAGAGTTTCCGGTAGGCAACGCGCCGCCGACATTACTGTAAAACATGGTATTCGGCGCCGACATTTCACCCAGATATATACAATTTTTACATTTCATTCAATGTCGACGTGCGTCAGCAAATGTTTCCGGCAGCATGGTCTCGTCAGACGAAGTTTGTCGAACGTTTCACCCTCGTGCGTCTTTTTCGCATTACTCGCGTTGAAATAAACCACACTATCATTGATGTCCTTGCCCTGTTCACCATTCTCCATCTTCAAACGGCGCACTTCCTCCTGAAACCACTCCCACTTATTGGCAAGAACCTTTCCACACGTAAAGCAGCGAACGGGAATAATCATTGTTTCGAAAAATGTATATAATAAGAAGGCGACTTGTTTATCTTGTTTCATCTATTGGAAACAATCCAATTCAATTTTTGGTCGATTGGTCAGATTTCTTCGCAGTATATTCTAATATGAAATTCAAAGGCCTGATTTTATTATTGATATGTATTAGTGTAGCGGTCCTATTCGTCGGGTTTTTCGTGTCTTCGACGGAAAAAGAAGGGTTCGACACGGTTCCCATCAAATATGCGAACAAGGAGAAAACCGTCGTGGTTTACGGTTATTACCAAGTGGACGCGAGTAATATGGCGGTCATTCCATACGGATACGTTATTGACCCGAACAATCCCGCCAAAATTATACCGAAAACGGTTGATGCGAAAAACGCATTGCGTCTTCCCAAAGACACGCCCGCCGTGCCCTCGGATGGACAAAAAATGCCCGACAACTTTTATCTGATTTCCGACGCATCTTTAGGTGTTCTTCCTCCCAATATGAGCCCGAATTTGACTTCTCTCGATTTTGTGTCGGATTTATCGTATGCGCCGGTAGTATGGCGTTATAGTACGGGGTACATATCACAGACCCAATATTACAAAAATCAGTATAAGACCACCAAACACCCGAGCCCCAAGGCTCTCGCTCCCGGCGTTTATTATGTGGACCCGAGTCATGTATTCGTTTCCGTGTTGCCCGAAGGCATGATAGCAGACGCAAGCAACGGATTCGGCAAAATTGTGGACCCGCGTTACGACAAGAGCGTATTGTCCACCTTCCACTCCCTCTCAAATCGTGACATTAGTAACAATTTCAATGTCAAATTTCACGACAGTCTAGATGACATTATTGCGCAAAATAAAGGTTCGGACCTCAGTTTCGGAGAAGTGCGCGTCCGTGACCAAAATGGCGATTTGGTCATTTTGCCTAAAATCCACACACAAGAATGGACGACGTATTATCAGCCAGGAGAATTCAAATTTGGTGCTGCACCCTATGTCCCGAATTACGAAGACAGTGTTTATTTAAGCTCCATATCCAACACCAAAAAATTCGCGCCGTCTCCTTATGACTACAATAGTTGTGCGAGTAAAGCTTGTGCGGTGTATCAATATGTGCAAAATACTCTGTCGCCTTATTGCAAAAACGGCGGGGGACGATAATTCGAAACATATTGATTGCGAAGTGATACGAAGTGCGCTGCGCATCTATCTCGTAAGTCGAATCACTGTTATTCAATTCCTCTCAAGTACTTTCGAACTAAAAAAGGACATTCAGGGAAATCGGTATTATCATATCCAAAATCGTAAAAAAACGACATGTATTCGCACAACAAATAAAGGTTTACAAACATCGATAATACTAATAAACACTTGATAGGCTCTATCATCGTCTACAAATACGCTTCACACAATGTTCATATTATTTACGAAAAATCAATAAAATTCGCCTTCTCGATAATTCTTTCTGTGGGATTCGCGATGAAATTCGCCTTGTCCTAAATGGTCGTAATCGCCCTTGCCGTCCTCCACAGCCATCATTGGATACCTCAAAGCCCGTTGCTGGGTATATTTGCTCAATGTCCAATCCGGATTGCAACAGGTTAGGGTGTGGTCAACGTGAGCTCTCGCCGCGTAATCGGGACCATAGACTTCGAGAAGAGTCTTCGCATAAGACCTGGAAATCATGAATAGATGAATCCCCCATTGGTCTTGCGGATATCTGTGGTACCGGTACGGCGCTGGCGCGCCGTCGTAAACCAACGGGTATCCCGCCTGCCACCATTCGATGGTCTTCGTTGTCATGTATCCGAGCAACAGAATATCCAATTGCATAGCATTGAACTCACCCATGATAATCGGCAACTCTTTCCCTAAATCTTTGTGGATGTGAACGTCGTCTTCACAGAATAATCCGTAGGGCTTGCCAGTTTCGTAGAATTTAGCAATGTTGTCTAAATGTCCATAAAAGACGGACGCGAGACGTTTTGCCGAGAGGTTGTCCGAAAATTGGAGACGCGGGTCGTCCATTTGAACACCCGTGTGTACATTTAGCCGGAGACCTATCTTCTCAAACCTCGCCGTCATTTCGGCGGCGCGTTTCGGACTATTATACGCAACAGTGTAAACTTCACAGTAATCTTGAATATTCATTTCATATAAGAATAGACGAGAACCCCGAGTTTATTTGTTGAGCGCTAAAGCATTATAATGTCCCAACAATCATTCCTTTCGTCGTTTTCTTTCGGACAATTTTGGGTTTGTTTGGCGGAGAAGCCGACCCAGGCGGCGAAATGTAAATCGGCACGCCCACGTCTTCTTTGGAATGTTCCAATCGATGGCACTTCTCACACAAACTCATCAAATTGGCCGGATGATTTTTGTGGATGGACCCAATGCGTCCCGCCTCATCCGCCAAACGTTGTTCCTGTAAATGATGGACTTCCGAAGCAATCTCCTCTCGACACAATTCGCACATTCCCCGAATTTTGCCGGCATTATACCGCGCCTGCGGCGCGGACAGTTCACCTCTCATATCCGGAAAATACTTATTCCGAATAGAATAAGCCCTCTCAATGAAAGCATCCGGTAAATGCAGAGACTTCGCCACCTCCAGACCATACAATCGGTTCCCCGGGCCATCGCGCAACACACGGTCATATACCAATGCATCCAATTCCCGGTCATAATGCACCGCCATGTGTTTGACCGAGACGCGACACAATGCCTTCATCTCGTCGAACTTCAAGATTTCATGGAAATGTGTCGCAAACAAGAACGTGGCGCGCTTCTCATGCAACTCTGTTAATCCCGACGCAAAAATACTTAAAGCGGACTCGGTCTCCGTTCCAGAACACAATTCGTCGCCCAACACAAGGCTGTATTCATCCGCCGTATTCAAAATGACCCGGAGTTCGCTCATCTCCACAGCAAACATCGAGAGGTTCTTGAACAAATTGTCATTTCCCAGAATCCGGGTCATGATGGCCCGGTAAGGTTTGTAGTTAAACTCGGAACAAGGAACATACATGCCAGATTGCGCCATAATAACCGCGATTCCTAAAGCCCGGATGAGCGACGTTTTTCCCACCGCATTGGTTCCATATAACAAAATTCCTGTTGCGTCCGCCGGTCCTCTCGACAACCCCAAATCATTCGCCACATACAATTCCTGCGTCTGAATATGCTCTATCAAACAATGGCGCAACCCTTTTGCGTCTACAGAAGAATTCTGTGTCGAGAGGATGACCGGCCGACAATAACCGTAGGTTTTAGCAACATATGTCTTCGATTGCAAAACGTCCACCCGCGACACAAAATTCGCCAACTTCTCAATCGTGCTTAACCCGTGGATTTCCAACCTCTCGAGAAATTTGAGGTAAGCCCTCGAAATCGTAGTATTAATCGTGTCTTTAATGGTCAACTTCTCTCTTATAATGCGGTCCAACATGGGGAATTCGATGGCGTCGTTTGTCGTTCCAGCCGACGACAGCTGAATATCCGACACCAAAATCATGACGGTTTTCGAAGAACCGACCGAGAGGCTGATTTTCGCATCTACGTCCCTTTTCAGAAGTTCCGCTAAATGTTTCTTTAGCGTCATACTCCTCTTCTTGGTCAAATGGAGGAATGCCCCGCTCTTCTCGGTTTCGTGGACTTTGACGTAATCCTGAGAGGTAGATTTAGGACCATCGATTCTCGACATGATTGTGTTGAACGTTTTCCGGATTTCTTGGAAAAGAATCTCGTTTTCTTCCATCCGCCCTAACAACGCATCCAATTCCGGGCTGACGCCCGCGTTCACAATATTGTCCTCAAACGACGTCGACGACGAACTCCCCTCACACTTCTCAACAATCAAATTCGATGATATGATTTCGAGAAGAGACTGAATCCAGCCCGATATCAATGTGTGGACGTCCACTTCTTCTGTATTCGCCTCTGCAAAATATCCGCAAAGAACCGCTTCATCGAGAAGACAAACATGGATTTGTTGAATGGCCAACACAGAGTTATAGAGACGGAACACTGAATCCGGGTTCAGTTTCCTAGAAACCAGCTGTCTCGCGATTTTCTCTAAATCCGCCACCTCTCGAATCAATCGGCGAAATCCGTCCACAAATTCATATTTGTTGAGAAGTCCGGCAATCGCCTCGTATTCCTGATTTAGCCAATTTTCATCGAAAGTCGGATGAACAATCTGATTGTAGAATTTCCGGCGCCCTCCCGCCGAGCAGCATTTATTCAAAAAACTGGCGACGGACCGGACGGACGAAGTCGGCGAATCGAGGGCCGCGTCTTCGATGATATTTAGCTGTCTTAAAGTGTGGTTCGCGAGGACCATGTTAGTGGTACGGTTGTCGAACCGAGGAAGCACGATTTTCCGGACTAGATTGGGGTTCCGTTCTTGGATGAAGTTGAGAAGATACACATAAGCTTGTGTTCCGACGACGTAATTCCGGAATTCATTGCAAATATCGTAAGTGTCCTCTTGGAAAAAGGTGGACAACAGATGCCGAATGTATTTCTGTTGCCGGCACCTCTCGATTTCCTGTGTCTCTTGTTTGGAAAAATGGATGATACGGGATTGAATGCCGGAATATTGGACAACACGTTTAGCGTCTTCTTCCTCTTCGGCGAAAGGATGCACGAAAATCGCCTCGGAGGGAGCGTGGGTGCTGACGAACCTCTCCAACGCATCGAATGTAGCGGGAACCATCTCACATTGAGATTCGTATTCAAATAGGGCGGATTCGCCTGTGAAAATATTGACAACGGCCGCTCCACAGACAATATGAGGGCGTTTGGTTCTTAATGGCGCATATCGGTCTATCCAGACGCACATGATATTGTTGGTGGTTCTCGCAGAAGTATCTGTGTCGGATGGCAGAAATGTTCCTGGTGAATAAACGCCATTGAGTTCTCTCGTCAACTTGGTACCGGGTTTGGTTCCTTCGCCGTCTTTTTGTGTGTAAACGACTACAGTCATATTGGCGTCGACCAAACTCTGGACATAACGGTCGATGTTGTAATCGCGGAACCCGGCCATGACCACTTGGCCGTTTCCATGTGCGTATTTCTTCTCGGCAATGGAGAGGCCGCCACAGATAATGGAAGCATCTTCGATTTTCGAACGCGTTATGATTCCATTGGGGTCTTTGGTTCCGTATATTTCGAAAAAAGCGCCGACTTGCAACAGGAATATTGTGTTGGGGCCGTATTTTCTACAGAAATATTCTGTTAAGCGGAAATATTCGGCGTAAATAGATTGTTCGGAATTGAATATTGTCGGGTCTTGTTCCATTTCAACGATATTATCGAGAAGACAAGACGAAGGTTTGGTGTGTATATCTTGTTTATATGCACATAAAACGTTTATGTTTCTACCCACAAATCATTTAGGTTGCTGATGCCCATGACTGCGACCATCGACCAGCATAAGCTTGGATATCAAATCCGGTCGGTTCTTTTTTCGTCAATACGTCGCCGTTGGGTATTCGCAACATGTCAGACTCTCCCATAGCGATTCTCGTACTTCTAACCACCTCTTGAATGCGTTCGGCTGAAGACCCGTAATGGGATTTTCTTTGGATTGAACTGGTAGGGGTTGGTTCATTCGAAACAATGTTTTCTAGTATTTCTCGATATGCCTCCTTTACGTCGGTTGTGGTGGATTGCGATTCACATGTTGGTGTCTCTAAACACGTCGGTGCTTCTTCTGAACACGACGTCGACGATTCTGAATCAGGTACCTTTGAACGCACCTGTGCTGCCGATTTCCGCCGTATTGGCTTCAAATATTCTTGTTCCATCTTTGCAATCGCATCGGCGGGATTCCCGAAATTCTCAAACATGATTTTCCCCAATTCCGCAGGAGACACAGAATATTCTGTTATGCTTTTAACGCGAGCCTTATCCGCGTCGGACAACACAATATCGTAGAAAAACTCCATCATTTCAATCATTGTTGCATGGTCGCACTTCTGGAATTTAGCGATAATATCAATGCGTCCTGGCCGGATTAATGCATGGTCCAGCTTCTCGGGATAATTACTCGTCATAATAACGATTCGGCCGGGAAGCTCTAAAACGCCGTCCAACAAATTCAACAAGAACGAGAGGTCGATTTTTTCAGATTGAACAAACGAGGGTGGTGTGTTATCGTAAGTGTCGGGTTTGGCGGGATTCGTTTTTACTGAGACGGGAATATCGACGCTTTGTTCTTGTTCTTTGGGTCCGGCACGTTCATAGACTATCTCGCTCTGACAATCAATGTCTTCCAACACATAAATCCGTTGGTCGAGAGGAATATAGTATTTCTCCGTCTGACTCGTCGACACATTCAACACCATAATCATCTCATTGAAAAACAGATTCTCTAGCTGTGTCTTGGTTATGTCATTGTTCAAGTTGATATTGATAATGTGTCGCTTTGTCTCGTTTGCCAAGCATTTGATGCTCGACGTTTTCCCCGCGCCGGCTTGTCCCGAAAGCAACAGTCCCAATGTATAAGGAATCCCCTTCGCGTCATACCATTTGCGATTCCGGACGAAAAACTCGACGCGTTTCCTAACAACCGCGATTTCCGGTCCAAACAAATTCGAAAACTTGCGATTGGTCTGGAACACTTTCATCGTAAACACGCTATTATTCGGGAGTTTACTGTAGTCCTTTTTCCCAGAAGGGTCCTTGGTCGCATTCATGGGATGCTGATTGAAATAATACATCTTGTCGCCCAGCTTGTTCTCGATTTTGATTTTGTATTCATGCGTTATCTTGTTTAAAAATGCGCGCAACTCTTTAGCGGTTTTTGTGTAGGAGAACATCTCGATATTCTGTTCGATTCCCTGTTTCCCGCTCTTCTCGACAGAATCCAGCATTTTACTCTCTTGGAGTTTGATGAACACTTCTTCGCTGATTTCGATGACTTCCGTCTGGTTCAACACAAAATTCTGATTCTTGAAACTGATGTGTTTCGTCTGGTCATTGTTTGTGGCGAAATCGAGAAGAGCCTGTCCGAACACGTTTTCATGGTCGGCCACATTGACCAAGACGGTTATGGACGCGCTTTTCGTTTTCAGTGTCTTTAAGGCGGCAGAATCCGCGATTTTAGAGACCAGATGATTCGATTGTTCTTTGTAGTACTTGATTATGTAGGTCTGTGCGGCGGGGAATGCCGTTTTACAGAGAAAATCGATGATTCCTGTTGCGATGAAAACGTAGATGACGTTGAATATCCCACTGTCGGCGCTTTTTGACCCGCCATTGTTCATGGAGGACATCATGGTCATGGTCATTAACTGCGCTTTCAACATATCCATCATGTTTGTGGAGGAACCCTGTGCTTGGTTCATCATCTTGTTGTCTAGATTTCAAAGTCGGCATGTCTTTATCTTCTCAACAAAAATTGATTTGTTGAGAAGTCGCGGAACTATGTTGACAAACAAAACAGGAATGGTTAAAAAGATGTCGTCGGAAAATTCGGATTATGGGTTTTTCTGTGATGTTGAAACGGCAATTATCAATGAGTATGAAGAAGTCGAATATTATGTGGCGACCACTAGTACCAGGTACGAAGTAAGGCGGAAATGGATTCGTCGCAAATCCGAACCTATCAAGGTAGAAAAGACCAAAGAAAAAGAAGACTCCTCAGACGAAGTTTGTTTCCCTGTCCAACAACAACAATTACACGAAAATCCCGGCTGCTTTTCTGCGGTCTTTAGACGCCTCACGCGAATCCCAAAAGATATCTATTATTCCTTTCTTGTCTGCTCTATCACCGCATCTTGTGTAGTGTTTGTCATGACGTATGAACACAATGAAATGACGTGAAATCATGTGTTTTCTCAATGAGAACACATAACCTAAACTCCAAATGCACACGGAGGGATTTGAACCCTCGACCTATGGCACATAAGACCATCGCAATAACGACTATGCTACGCGTGCACCCCACTAATCAATGGAACCGACTCTTTATATTTGTTTTAGCGCAACACAATATTTGTATAAAAATCCGGGACCTTGTATCCCACCGGATTGCACGCCATCGGAACCCCGCCGATGTTTTTTACGCTTGGTGATTGTGTATGCCCGTAAATCCAACATTTGATTTTGTCCTTATTTTGCAAAATCAAGTCGTCCAAATCGCAACAAAACCATTGATTGTAAGGTTTATCGTATTTGTCCGCGATTAAATTGGCCGATGGCACATGATGTGTTATGACCACACAATTCTCATTTTGCGACAAAGTTTCTTTAAGCCAATTTGTATTTACATTATTAAGTCGACTGCATTCGGAAGAACTGAACCCGTAAATGTATTTTGTGTCGTCGAATCTAGGCCACAGAGTCGTTCCTAAAAAACAATGGCCGTCGTAGATTTCAAACTCGTTCTGCAACAATCGAATATTCGCGAACTTCTGGAGTTCGGTTCTCAACAGATTATCTGTTTCAGGAATAGACGACCCGTAATACTCGCGATTTCCTGTAATAACAAATGTCCTCTTGAAATTCGCGTTCATGTATCCCATGAACGCGCCGTAAGAGTATTCACGCGGGTTTCCCACGTTCCCGGCCAACACCGCAACTTCTGTGGGTCCAGGTGGTATTTTCCGGATAAATTGCACGAGATTTGAACGTCTCTGGAGTCCCACGGCCGTGGAGTGTGCATATTTGGCGCTGAAGGTCTGAAAAGAAACCACCGGCTTAATACAATCCAAATGCAAATCGGATAAATATCGGATTTTCATTGTCGACCAGGGACGTCTTTAAGTTTTCTCCACACAAATTATTTATGTTGTTCTTAGAGTCGAATAATTCTTAGAGTCGAATAATGTGGACATAGTAGACCCACAATCCCAGTCCGATTAAACATTTCGCCGTCAAATCCAGCGCATTCATCGCCATATTTTTGGTGTCGACATCCAATGTGTAAACCAGGCCATATAAAGACCAAATGGTCAAATACACAAAGAAGAGAATCCGATTCGCTAAATCATATTTGGGGCTAACATACTTCCAATAAATGAGACCGAACATCGCGATAAAGGGAACGAATCCTAAAAACGCGGCCATGTTCCTTTCTAGAACACCCGTCTCACCCAAATGACCAGTGTAGAGCATCGCGTAATTCAAGGCGACAACCCCTAGCATAACAGGAAAATGAATGACCACACCGATTTCATTGGACAACACAATACACAATGCCAACAACATCAACGGCGTAGTGATGGACCAATCAATGTATCTGGCCATGGTTATGTCATGCCAATTAATCGCCTCATGTTTACTTTCCGATGCATTGAGTTTTTCGATAAACGCGGAATAGAAATAGCCCGCCACAATCGAAATACACGTCTCTAAATTCAACACATGGCGCACAACCGGGCTTTTTGTACGCATTGCCTCGATGAAGGTTATCGTAGCCGTGGTTAGCAACAGAATATATGTTATGGTAAATGAATACCGAATATGGTGCGGAACCGTTTCTTCGGCGACCATTTATATTGTGACTATAAAGAATGCGGATTATAAAGCATTATTCAAGTAATTAAAGAGTAAATTATCCGGATTATGATTCTGTAGTTCTCCACACATCATCATAGAGGATTCGTACATTTGACGCAACACATCATTCGGGCAAGAAGACCCGACGCGAATGAGTCCCTTTTTAATCAAGTGTTTTCGGATATCTTCGAGAGGCGTTTCTCGGAGTTTCTGTTTTTTATTGAGGATTTGGGTGCGAATGGTTTTATTCGGAATCAGGACGCCGACACGCGGATAAAATTTCGATTTACCTACCCGGAATGTCCGCGTCGTCTTCTTGCGTTGGTGTTTTCTTGGATTGATTATGTTGCGCTGACGCTTGATTTGCTCGACGCGCTTCTTTTCTTCGGACTTTTTGTTGAGGAACTGTTTTAGTTCGGCGCGCTGTTGCTCGGGGGACAAGCCTTTCGAAGAACCCGCGGTTTGATTTAACGGGGTTGGAGAAGGAGAAGAGAGAGAAGGAGAAGAGAGAGAAGGAGAAGAGAGAGAGGAATACAAGCTGTTATTTATCGCTCCCTCGGATAAATGCGAACCATTTTGCGTCACAGGAACCCCCGCTCCTCCCGTAGTTTTCTGCGTATAAGCCCGATAAGTCGGATACTTTCCTCCTTTTAAACATCCATACGCCGGTTGTGGAGGCAGAACCATCCGATGATGAGACAAAACAGCATCGGCCGTTTGCCTGAACACTTCCGGTTCCACTACACTCAGGTCATTATCGCTTAACACTTGGTTCAACACAGAATTATTATTTAAAAGCGCCGAGCTTGGAACCACAGGATATTGTTTCAGCGTTCCCGTATTGGTCGAAATCTTCTGTTGCGTTTGGTCCGTCAACTTCTGCAAAAAGGCTAAAGAGTCTTGGAAATCGTCCTGAAACGTGTCCGCATATGTTTTCCGCGGGTCCACCATTTCCACACGCGTAGATTCCTCGTCCTTTCCACTCGTCAACCTCCGATATTTGTCCTCTTGCATTTTACGGATTAAACTCAAAGCCCGCCTCTTAATCGATTTGTTGTCCGGCTCTTTCGACCGGATTTTTATCGGTTTTGCATCCTTGTTATTTTTACGCGTTTTATTCCCCTTTGATGGGAATTTCAGAAATTCCGGGTTTATTTGTATCGTTTTTCGTTGTTCTTGACTCATTTCTCAGTTATAAATTCGACTTATTCTTTTTGTTATTCTTCTCCGCATAGCAACCAATCACAGTTTCAAAAAATTGAACAGATATTTTCAAAACGATTTAAACACACCACACCAACTCTTGTACCTTTATTACGCCACATTTAGACAAAACTCTCTCTCTCTAACCATGCAAGCCTCTTCTTCCTCCAAAGACGAGTCTTCGGTTCCTTTCTTAAAAACGTTTCCGATTGTAGAAAATCGCGCGATAAGAACGGGTGAAAAGGTCATGATTAAGATTCCCCGTCGTGCCAAGCAGGTAAGTCCGCCAGAAAACGATGCAACACAAATGATAAAGAGGGAAATCGAATCTCAGGCCGAATTTCATCGTCTCGAGGAGGAGAAGCGCGCTAAATTGGTGGAATCGATTATCCGCCAGCATCGCGAAGGAGAAGGCGACGACGAAGGTGTACACATCGAGGAACTCCGCGCCAGAATCCAGAAAGAAATCGACGCCATAACGACGACGGATGGCCGCCACGTTCTCGACCATCTAGGGGATTATGTAGAGGAACCCTTCACCATTCTCGAATCCTATTTTGCCGACCAGCATCTGCAGAGACTCGTCCGCCATCAAATCGAGTCCTACAATCATTTCATCAACTACCAGGCCGGTCGCACCATCAAGATGTTCAATCCTCTCAAAATCAGCTCCGACAAACATCTTCTCGATTCCGGCTTCAACCTACTCGAGGTCGAAATCTCCTTCGACAATTTCAAGATGTATCCGCCGCAAATCCACGAGAACAATGGTGCCACAAAAACCATGTTGCCCCAGGAAGCGAAGTTGCGGAATTTCACCTACGCATCCAACATGACCGTCGACGTCCACATCAAATACATCATTCGCGACGGCCCCGACCAGACAACACCCCGCTTCATCGAGAAAACGCTTCCTAAAAAAATCAACATCGGAAAGATGCCGATTATGCTAAAGTCGTCCATCTGCGTCCTAACCCAGAATCAACACATCCCCTCGGTCCACACTGGTGAATGCCCCCTCGATTGCGGCGGCTATTTCATCATCAAAGGCTCGGAGAAGACGGTTTTAGGTCAAGAACGCGCGGCGGAGAATCGTGTCTACTGTTTCGACGGCAAGAACACGACGAAATGGAGTTGGTTCGCGGAAATCAAATCCGTCCCAGACTACAAATGCATTTCGCCTAAACAACTCGACATGATGATTGCGAGCAAGAACAACGGGTTCGGCCACGGTCTCTATGTCATGATTCCCCGGTTCAAGCTGCCCATTGAGCTGTTCGCGCTCTATCGCGCACTCGGCGTTTCGAGCGACCGGGAAATCTGCGAATATATTCTGTTGAACATCGAGGATGCCAAACAGACGGAAATGCTGGCTTTGCTAGAAGCGAGCATCATAGACGGCAACAAATACCCGACTCAAGAGGATTCTCTGCGCCATATTGTCAGCATGGTCGCCTTCACACCCATCAATATGGACAAGGAAACCGGCGCTAAAAAGAAGCGCGAGTTTGCCATCGAAGTGTTGGGAACGGATTTGTTGCCGCATTGCAGAACACTGAAACAGAAGTTGTTCTTGTTGGGAACGATGGCGACGAAGTTGTTGAAGACCAGTCTCGGTTGGTTGCCGCCGGATGACCGTGATTCGTATGTGAACAAGCGCATTGAATTGACGGGAACTCTTCTCAATAATCTGTTTCGCAACTACTTCAACAAGCTGGTCAAGGAAATGCAGAAGAAAATCGTGAGCGAAATCAACACGGGTTCATGGCGGACGAGCAATGATTACGAGAACATCATAACCATGAACAACATCTACAAAATCATGAAGACGACGACGATTGAGAACGGCATCAGCCGCGCTTTGTCAACAGGCGATTTCAGCATCAAGCAGTCGAACAGCAGTAAAGTGGGTGTAGGTCAAGTCGCGAACAGATTGACGTATTTAGGGACCCTGAGTCATTTGCGGCGTATCAACACTCCTTTGGAGAAGAGCGGCGAACTCATTGACCCGAGGAAACTCCACGGAACGACGTGGGGATTCTTGTGTCCGGCGGAGACTCCGGAAGGTCAGAGTATCGGCGTGGTCAAGAACATCGCTTATATGGCCCACATAACTATTCCGACGAATAGCGCTTCGCTTTATGAATATGTGGAGCCGAGCATTGTCAAAGTGGACGACGTTTCGAGTCCGGGCGAATTGTACGATAAGGTCAAGGTGTTTGTCAACGGTATTTGGCTGGGCATAACGGAAGACCCGGAGCGGTTGTATTTGGAGATGAAGGACAAGAAACACCGCGGCATCATCAACATTTACACATCGATTGTGTTCAATTGCAAGTCGATGGAAATCCGGATTTGCAATGACGGGGGCAGGTTGACAAGACCGGTGTTGCGTGTCAAGGAGAATCGGGCTCTCTTAACACCCGATATTGTCCGACGGGTCGGTTCGCGCGAATTGTCGTGGAATGACCTGTTGACCAATTGCCGCATTTCCGAGTCGGTCATCGAATATTTAGACCCGGAGGAACAGAACCACTCGATGATTGCCATGAAATCGAAGAATGCGTATTTGCAAGATTTAGACGTTAAAATCAATTACACACATTGCGAGATTCATCCCAGCACAATATTCGGCGTCTTGGCGTCTTGTATTCCTTTTCCGGAACACAACCAGGCTCCGAGAAACACATATCAGTGCGCGATGGGTAAGCAGGCCATCGGTATTTACTGCACGAATTACGACCAGCGCATGGACAAGACCGCCTACGTCTTGACTTACCCGAGCCGTCCTTTAGTGGATACCCGTCTGATGAACTTCATCCATCTGAACAAAATCCCGTCGGGTTCGCAGATTTACGTGGCGATTATGACCCACACGGGATACAATCAGGAGGATAGTGTGTTGATAAACAAGGGTTCGATTGACCGCGGTCTCTTCATGGCGACGATTTACCACACCGAAAAGGACGAAGACAACAATGTGGTTCGCGATGAAATCAAACGCTGCAAACCGAACCCGGCGAAAACCAAGGGAATCAAGTTCGGCAATTACGACAAACTGAATGC